GCAGATAGAAAGGAGTTACATCAACGCCATGAAAGTAGTGTTTACCACAGCTTTCACGAAACGGTCCGTCTGCAAAAGTTTTCTCTGGATTCATCGTGAATCCTACTTCTGCGAACACCTCCTGAAGGAGGCTGACTGCTCGTACATCAATGATGATGTCATCACCATAGACGAGAACGCGTTGATTCCACTCTGAACAGGCAGCAACAACAGTCTTTGCTATAGCCCAAAAAATCAGGGTTTCTAGTTCGAACGTGTAACCGTTACCCATTGCAGAGAACTTCTCAAGAGGGATACCAACCCCTCCAAGAAGTGCGACTGGAGTCCTGGCCTGCTCAAGGGCCTGGAGCCAATCGTGAGGCATCAGCGCTCGCACCAGCTCTTTCGAGATGGTGTCGGATGCCGATGACAGGTCAACTGTTGCAAGTTGCCCAGTGATACTTCCTTCCCGAGCCGCGAGGTTATTCACCTCTTGACTATTTGGGAAGAGCAGTCCCACTCTCCTCAGCCTTGTACGAATGCAGCGCCCAATCCCTAACTGAACCATGACATTCAGGTCAGGTTCAATACAGATTGTGCGGTCCGTCTTGGCTGACTTTGGCACGGTGACTACCTTGCTCCCCCCAACCACCTCAGGCTCAAAATCCCATAAAGGATCTATACACCTGAGTAAGTTGAGGATCGGTACCAAGGTATAACTACAATTAGGACGGAAGTCCCTTATTTTATAGTACAAGTCTCGATGCTTCCTACCTTTAGAGGTAGTGGCGCCGGGACCATGTCTGAAGTGCTTCGCAGCCTCCAGCCAACTAAATGGACCAAGCAGATCGAGGATTTTCCAACGCGCATCCTCAAGGATACGCATTGTGCGAACAGTAAGTAAACTGTTCGCACCGAGATCTACTAGGCGCCTGTTAGCGGCTGAGCATTGAAGTTCAGACGAGCTGAATTTCTGTAAAGCTACCCCAGCACGATCGATGCCGAGGTCCCATGAAGGGTACTTCGACATCAATTCTGCACAGAGGTAGTCTCCAGAAAAGTCGTACGCATTTCCATAATCCTTCGGGATCACGGAAGCAGAGACAATCTCTTTGCCTGTCCCACCGAGGTGGGAGCTCAGGTAAGAGCTCAGCTCGGACCTCTTCGAGCAATAAATACGCTCGGCAAGGCCTATGGTCTCCACATGTGACTGACGCTGTTTCGAAAACGTAACACCGCCGGCCATCAGCCTTCTCCTTGCTCGACGCTTGAACACGACCTACCGGATTGGCGTAAAGCCCATTGGTAAACAGTGTCAAGCTGAAAGCTAAAAGGAACAAGGTCCCAGGTGCAACCCGCCGGAGGGAGATAACCTCCCTCCACTGCGTCTTGCATACCAGGATAACGTCCCGCACCCCCGTCCCACCTAACGGTGAAACAGAGGTCTCCGATCTTGGTAGACCGGAAGCGGTTCGCTGCTCGCGTCGAAGTGCCAATGCGTTGACAATCCCGATTCGGGAACGCAGATAGAACGGTTTGAGTATCATCAATAGAGTGAACATGAGCTCTCCATTTCCTGGAGTGTTGTATTAAACCAGAATATGAAGTGCTTTCGTCCAGTTCTATGAGGAACTCATTCCGAGCGATCTTCGTTACGGTTAGGGTTGTGAACTTCATTTTTGTTACTCCTCAAAAAGAGAACAATACTTTCAACAACAGTTGAAAGCAGCGCTAAGAGCCTGCTGACTCGAAGAACCCGATTAGGGTCCATTGAGGGGAAGCAGGTTGCGAGTCTGGTCCTGGATGGTAGTACTACCCAGGCCATTGCGGTAGATCGTCTCGAACATTTGACGTTCCGCATCGGTACCGTCCGCAGGGATCGTGTAAGTGGTTTCAGCCACATACTCACGAACCTTCTTCGGAACGGTAACGCCGTTGATCGTCTCGTCAGCCGTAATCGGCATCGTGAAGCGCTCGACGACTTTGTACACCTTCGGCCCGTTACCAGCAAGAGGAGCTCGGATGGAACTGAACCAGTTCTTCCACGCAAGCGAGGAAGTACCGGTGCGCTCCTGAAAGCGAACTTGCTGGCCGTCGATATCGACACGGGTGAAGGTATGGTTAGCCGGGACGTTGTCCGCGGCAATAAAGCTGGCATGAGCTGCCATATTCTATCCTTTTAGGATTTGAGTAATTGCTGAACGAGCGAAAGCGCGTTCAGTGCGTGTGACAGGCTTGCGGGGTTCTTAAAAGATGGGAACACCGGGCCTGGGCTGGTAGCATAAACAGTTCGATCAAGCTTAACCTGCTTTCCACTTCCAGTGACTATGTTGGTGATTTGATCACCAGACCAGCCACTTAGGTGGACATAAGGTTTAGACGAACCGAGCCATTTATGGGTCAATCTCGTGATCTCGCTGCGAGTGCCGGATCTAAAACTCAGACCAAGTGTCGCATCAAGCGCCCCTAAGTAGGACCCGATCGGGAGAACCCAATCGGCCACGAAGCTAAACGGAATCAGTTCCCAAGCAAGCTCAGCCGGATTAGTTACACCCAGTTGAGCTAGGGTTCTGAGCAGCGGGTTTTCAAGGTAATAGTCCAATCGGACCATGCACCCATGCATACCCGTGTCTTGACGGATCGCAAAGCCGGTTCCTTGACCAAATCCATGGGAGAGTTCAACTTCCCCATAGATCTTTTCTCGGACATGCTTTTTGACACCGACTCCGTAACGTTTTGGATCAGCCAGATCCCTTTCATTAAGGAGCTCGACTCCACCGTAAATGTCCTGCATTAATGGACCTACGGCGTAGGAGTTCTTCAAGACCAGCTGCGATGGTGCGGAGATAGCCTTTTCAAGGGCCTCTTTCGCATATCGCTGCCGCTTACGCCGGGACTTCAGCCTCTGATAAAGAGC